GTTAATGTTAACATTCCTTCTCCCAGTTCTGTTTTGCCTGTAAGCATATTGAGTGATGAGCGCATGGAACAGATGCGCCAAGCTATTGATAAGCGTCTTTACAGCGATAGCATTGATGACATGGCTTTTGGTGAGGCATTTGCGAAAAGCCGCAGGGATGGTTTAGAAACATTTAACTGGCGTGGGAACTCCTACACTACCCAATACAAGGAAGAGGCTAATGTCTAAAGACCCCCGCCTTGTACGTTTAGGGCTGAGGCGTTACAATCAAGTTAAGCGCACACCGAACCATCCAACTAAATCACACGTTGTGGTGGCAAAAGTAGGTGATAAGATCAAAACCATTCGTTTTGGTGAGCAAGGGGCTAAGACTGCTGGCAAACCAAAGGAAGGTGAGAGCGAGGCGATGAAAAAGAAACGTGCTAGTTTTAAGGCGCGTCATCGTAGAAACATAGCCAGAGGCAGATTGTCTGCGGCTTATTGGGCAAACAAGGTGAAGTGGTAATGAAGAATCCTATGGCAAAGTCACTGCTTGATAAGAAATACAAGCAACGCAAAGTAAAGCCCAAGAAGGGTAAGGGATCCTACAAGCGGGGATCTTACTGATGAAGGGCGTACCTCACTTCAAAAAGGATGGCTCTTTGTTTAAGGGCAAGACTCACAAGATGGAGGGTGGTGAGGTGCATACTGGTGCAAGCCACACTAAATCTAGTGATAAGCTATTCCATTTGAAAGAGTTGCCCAAGAAATCCAGGCAACGTGCTTTGACTTCTATGAAGAGGAAAGCATAATGGCTGTCAATGCGGCAGGGAATTACACGAAGCCAGCAATGCGGAAGCGTATATTTAATCGCATTAAGGCTGGTGGCAAGGGTGGTGCGCCGGGGCAGTGGTCTGCTCGGAAGGCTCAGATGCTTGCTAGAGAGTACAAGAAACGTGGTGGCGGGTACACTAGTTGAAGAGGCGTAACCTATGGCACTCAAAAAATCACAGAGAAGCTTACTTCAATGGGGCAAACAGAAGTGGCGCACCAAAAGTGGCAAACCTTCTACTCAGGGGCCAAAGGCAACGGGTGAACGTTATTTACCTGAAAAAGCGATTAAAGCTCTATCGTCCCGTGAATACGCCGCCACTACGTCTGCTAAACGCAGAGCGACTCGAAGAGGTAAACAATTTTCTAAACAACCGAAACGAATTGCGAAAAAGACAGCGAGGTACAGATCCTAATGTTCTTGCATACAATAAATGAAGAAGAACGCAGAATACTTAGAACGATTGTAAAGAAGGTGCATCTGAAGCATCACCCCAAAGAATTTTGTACTGATTACGAAGCTGATAAACTCATATCCATTATCGCGCCGGAGGTTGTAGAAAAACTGATGAAAGTCGGCAAGGATATGAAAATTGACGACCTTTAAGTATAAACCAGATGGTGACACGCTTAAAACCTTTATGAAGGATAGCACCTTCTTTAGAGGTTTGCGTGGGCCTGTAGGCTCCGGCAAATCTGTTGGTTGCTGTGTGGAGGTATTCCGCAGAGCCTTAGAGCAAGAAAAGAATGAGGAAGGTGTACGCAGATCGCGCTGGGCAATCATTCGTAATACCAACCCGCAACTTAGAACTACTACAATCAAGACATGGCTGGACTGGTTTCCTGAAGATACATGGGGCAAGTTCCAGTGGTCTGTTCCCTATACGCATCACATCAAGCAGGGTGACTTAGATCTGGAAGTTATCTTTCTTGCTCTGGATAGACCGGAAGATGTGAAGAAGCTGCTTTCTCTTGAATTGACTGGCATCTGGATTAACGAGGCTAGGGAAATACCCAAGTCTATTATTGATGCCTGTACAATGCGCGTTGGACGTTTCCCGTCTATGCGTGAGGGTGGCCCGACTTGGACGGGCGTGATTGCAGATACTAACGCACCGGAGGAAGACCATTGGTGGCCTATCATGTCAGGAGAAGTACCAGTTCCAGATCACATCTCGGCAGAAGAGGCAAGGATGCTGGTTGCTCCAGACAACTGGAAGTTCTTCACTCAACCAAGCGCAATGATAGAAACAAAAGACGAGAACGGAACAATTACAGGATACCAGCCAAACGAGAGTGCAGAAAACCAAAAAAATATGTTGAAGAGTTATTACTCGAATCTGATACAGGGCAAGACGAAAAGCTGGATAGACGTATATGTGATGAACCGCCTTGGCAATATCAACGATGGAAAACCAGTATACCCGATGTGGGTGAGTGATATTCATGTTGGTAAAGAAGAAATACCTATAGCTTCTGGTGTTCCTATATATGTTGGCTTGGACTTTGGGTTGACTCCTGCGGCTGTGTTTGGTCAGTGTGTGCGCGGCAGATGGCTTATCTTGCAAGAGATAGTCGCATTTGACATGGGCATTGTAAGGTTTGCTGAACTACTTCGGCAGGAGATTGCAACCCGATACTCTGGCTGTGAGGTTAATATTATTGGTGATCCTGCTGGTGACTTCAGGGCGCAGACAGATGAAAGCACACCCTTTCAGGTATTGCGTGGTGCAGGATTGACTGCTCGTCCAGCACAATCAAATGATGTGTCACTGCGTATTGAGGCTGTGGCTGGAACTCTGAACCGAATGGTTGAGGGTCAGTCAGGCTTGCTCGTAGACTATCGGTGCAAGGAATTGATTAAAGGCTTTGAAGGTGGGTATGGCTATCGGCGTATGCAAGTATCCGGTGAGCGTTACGATGATAAGCCAGACAAAAATAGGTTTTCCCATATCCATGATGCTCTTCAATACCTAATGCTTGGTGGTGGGGAGGGTCGTCATGTGTTGGGTCATAACAATGTTGCGAAGCCTGTGCAACTCAAAAGAAACTATGATGTCTTCACAAGACGCGAAAAAAAGAGTAAAACTAGTATCTGGTCACGAATGATGTAGGTGCAACATGGCTGAGTATACAATTAAAGGCATGCAGGATCTTCAAAGAGAACTTAACTCTATGAAGAGTCTTTTCGCAAGTTTTGGAGGAAATCCGAGGGATCCTAGAGCGCGTTTTATTAATCCCACCACAATAGGTAAGGTTCAACAGCAACTTAATACATATACTGCTGGCTACAATGCACAAGTAAAAGCACAGGAAGATGCAATTCGAGCAGAACAAGAAGCTGAAAGAAAAAGAATTGAAGCAGAACAAAAAAGAATCGAAGAGGAGCAAAAACAAATACAAGAACAACAAGAAGTAGAAAAAGAAAAAGAAGAGCGTATTGAAGAGTATGGCGTAGAAGAAGCCAAGGATGTTCCCGGTGTAATAGAAAACCGCAGAAGGCAAGCGGCTGTAGATAAAGCAAGTAGTATGGCTGTAAGAATGACTAGCCGTGGTACTCGTGGTCGGCGTGGTACTTCTGCGGCTCCGGGGCGTGGTCGCGGATTCTTTGATCGTTACTTTGCTTGAGGTAAGTTATGAGTTGGGAAAGTTTTTTTACAGGATTAATAAAGGCCGCACCAAGCCTTTTGTATATGGGTGCTACCTATGAAGGTATGCGAAGCCAACGAAAGGCCGCAGATGCCGCAAGACGACAACAAGAAGAAGCACTGAAGGCTCAACGTCTATCTTTGGAAGATCAGCGTAAAAGTTTAGCTGAGATGCAAGCAGAGTCAGCGAAGGCTAGAGAAACAGCAGAAGCACAAAGAAAAGAAGAAGAAAAGAAAGTTACAGAAGTTAAATCAGAGGCCAAGCAAGAGCGTCTTGAAGAAGACGTTGCTCGTATAAAACGCCGCAGGGGTCGCAAATCCCTTGTGACTGGACAGAAGGGTGGTCTTGGATTCTTTGACCAGTATTTTAATGCATAAAGAACAGACAAAAAAGTTTCTTCAAAAGTACAAAAAAGCAAAAGCTGAACGTGCAGTCTTTGAGGACTTGTTTCAAGAGTGCTATGACTATGCGCTTCCTCAACGGCGTGGGTATTATTTTGAGGCTCCGGGGCAACGCAGAGATGAAAGAATATTTGATGAAACTGCTGTAGTTGGAACTCAAGAGTTTGCATCTCGCTTGCAGTCTGGCCTTGTCCCAAACTTTGCGCGTTGGGCAGACCTTGTTTCAGGAAGCGAAGTTCCTGCTGAAGAGCAGGATGAAATCAATAACAAGCTGGATGAAGTAACTGAGTATATCTTTGAGGTATTGCAGAACTCAAACTTTGGTCAAGAGATACATGAGTGCTTCTTGGATCTTGCTGTAGGTACTGCTTGCCTGATGATTAATGAAGGTGACGCAGTGCATCCTGTTAAGTTTAGTGCTGTGCCTATGCCTCAGATTGTTCTTGAATCGGGGCCAGATGATGTGATTGACCATGTGTATCGTGAGCGCGAAATGCGCTACTCCGATATTCCGCATGTCTATAAGAAGGCAACCATATCTACAAATCTTGCTAAAAAGATGCAACAAGACCCAGAGGGCAAGTGCAAACTCCTTGAGGTTGTGTGTCGTTTGTACGACAAGCCGAATGAGGAACGTTT